GTGTAAGTAATGCCTGTTCACGTAGTAAAGGAAACAATCGAACAAGAATCAGTTACTACTGATGAAGATGGGAACGCTTGGATTTTGAAACGAATCAATCTACAGCAAGGATTGATGCATAACCTGGTTCAAGTCGATTTCTTTGAAGATGCATACATGACAGTTCCCGACGAACCTGCTCGACAAAACATTGAATTTGTAATTTCACCATATCCTTCGATTCCAACTCAAATGAATCTACAAGAGGGAGTTCCTATACAAAAAAATCGATATGCTGCTGCTGGCGATGATGGAATTCTGTTTAAGGTAATAGGGGATTTATCTGAAAATGGGCGTTCAGTCTTTACTCAATTTCCTTCTGTTCAAATCTCAGCCAACAATAAAGAATACTTTTACACAGACCATGTTTATATCAATATGCACATTGCAGGTGCGGCGAATACAGAATATGAGAACATTGCGTACTCTTTTATGTTCATTTTTGATGACCGTTCTACCAACACTTTAACCCACTCCTTAGGCGTACTAGCTGAATCACATAATGCCATGTGTGCAGAATTAATGTCAAACGGTGCTATGAGAACCATTCAAGATCTTCGTGGTAACGTATTTCCAATGTGGAGATTCGGCGGTATCCGTTCAGAACACACCATCACGCCCGATGCGACCAATGCATATTTCCTCCCAATCAACACAAGAGATGCAGAAGCAATGTCAACAACTCCACAAATTCGTCAAGCGGTTAATGACGCACGACAAATGAGTGCATTTGATGAAGCGTTTGGTGACCGTAGACCCGATTGGTTGAAAATTAATCTGAACCCAGGTATTATTTCAGGTGCAGTTCGTGACCAATGGCCTCCAATCAAGCACGATGATAACGGAAACGTGAGAATGCTATGAATGAAAGTGATCTGGTTCAAAATGAACGGATTTCAAAACTTGAAGAACGCATGTTAATGATGGAACAAACCATCATTGAACTGCGTGGAATGACCAAAGTTCTGAAAATAGTGGCCTCAGCAGTTGCTCTATCGCTTGGTTTGGATCTTCAAGCAATGTTGTAATCATCAAGCAGGGTTTTTTGACTAACAATTGCTTTTCTTAGAGCCTGGGACAACTCAAATGGGATTAATGCTCGCTTGTTCATTCTCAATGGGTCGCCATGGTAACTATCTTTTTGCGCCTTGGTTTTCATCGTTGGAGTGGAAAACTTTGGAAAGTTTCCATAGAAAACACATGCTCCATGAATTTGATTTGGAACCAATCCTATTTGTTCAAAATATTGAATCGAACCAACAACATTCTCAATAACAAAATATCTTGGATTTAGAATTTTGATAATTTCAATTGTGAGTTCAACCAACTCCAGATCTGGTTGATAATCATTTAGCGTTCCTTTCCTGGATGCAACTGCTCTTGGAGCATGAAATCCCATTGAAAATTGATGGCATGGTGGAGAGGCAAGAACAACATCCACTTTCCGAATTGGTTGACCACTTTGTTTGAACTCAAGTAGTCTGTCTCGCATTGCACGAACATCTTCGATCGAAGTGTTTGGCACTTCTGAAAGCAATGGGTTGTTCTCTACTCTAACAACTTCATCACCTGCTAAAAGGAAAGCCTCAGAGAATCCGCCCAGGCCACTAAAAAGGTCAAGAACTTTCATAATTTCACCCATCTCTCTTCACTTACTATACAGCTAGATTCAATTTCTTTATCGATGGGTCGGCATACATTGCATGATTCGGGTGAGACTTGACTTAATCGGTAATAGGCTTCACGGCCTTCATGGTTAAACAAAAACCACATTCCAAAACAAGAAGTACACTGTTTTCTATCTATCAAATTGTCTAAGACATATTTCATAGTCTTTTCATGAATCATTATTCTTCACCTCTTCTTCATACTTTGCTTTCCAATACGCTCGTTGTCGTACTGCATCCTCAAGTGTTTCACCTTCCATATGCAGTTTAATCTGTTGTCGTACGAATGCGCTAAAGTTCGTCATCTTCGATGCGTATTCATGCGACGTGCTGTCCAAGTTCACCATTTTGTGCCTCATCAAACCGTCCTATGGCTAAGTTGTATATCAATATATACTCCGTTTTCAAAGCGTAAATATTGAGATCTCTTCATATGTGGGGTACTGTACCATTGGGGTGGTGGTCGGGGAGAATGGTGGCGTGCTTTTGGGCAGGCTACGCCTGCGAAGATGGGAATCCGTTTACTAAAGCGATGTAATTTTTGCATCAGTTTACTTTATACACCTGGAACCAATCGAACATACATGGCAAAAGGTTCATCCGATGTTATTTTGAGAGACAGACTTCAGTTTGATATAGACAGTAATGGCGATACAGCGCTTGTTTATGGTCGAATTGATTTATCAGATTACGTTTCAATCCCCGAAAATAAGGGACTTGCAATCAAAGAAATTCGTTTTCAACTACGAACGACCGAAGCAGGGACAGACGGAGTATGGCCGAACAATATGGGTTCAGAAGATTTGCTAGCTGTTGGCCAAGATCTTATGTCAACTGTCAAACTCTTTGCTACTACAACAGCCTATGAAAATATTCAAGATGTTGGCATTGCTTCTCCAAATGTACTATGTGTATTTGAGAAACAATCAGAAATTAGAACAAATGGCCTGGGTACAGCGAACGCTGTTGCTTTGTGGGATACATACGAGCATATGTTCGGAACTCCAGATCTTCACCCTGAAGGATACGATGTAGTCACCGACTTGCTTATTGGTATTGGATGCGAAAAACTGTTTGCTTCTAACTTACTTGATACTACAGCCGAAGTTGATGTCATGCTAATCGCAGAACCTAAGAAAATCACTCAAAAAGATTTGACTCAAATGCTCACCCAGGCACAAGACCTCTGAGGTGAGTAAATGGCTCGTTCTAAAACTGAGGCTGCAAAGTCGAAAGTAGAATCCGCTGTAGCCTTAGGTGGCTTAGGTGCGGGATTGGGAGGGCCTATTGGGGGCGCTCTTGGTGCAGGTATCGGACTTATCATAGGTGATGGGGAGACAGTTTTTCCTCTTGACATGGTTGCTATTCCCGCATATCAAGCATACATGATTCAAGGCTCCCCATCCCTCCAGATCTACATTCGTGCAGGTGAGACATTAATGCCAACAGGCGGAAATGTACGAGACGTACAGGAAGTATTAGGAAGCGATATATTTGATTTAGAACCTGCAGTTAAAAAGACAACATATGAAGTGCAAAAAAAGAAACTAACTGCCTATCAACGCAAGTACAAAAAAGCATTTTCTAAGGTCAAGCCTAAGTATATGAATAAAAACGGAAAGTGGAAGAAAGGCGGATTCAAGGCCGCTGTTAAAGCCGCTCATAGGATGTGTAAGTAATGCCTGTTCACGTAGTAAAGGAAACAATCGAACAAGAATCAGTTACTACTGATGAAGATGGGAACGCTTGGATTTTGAAACGAATCAATCTACAGCAAGGATTGATGCATAAC